CATATACCTAACAGGACTATCGAAATTTTAAATTTTAGTGTAATTCTATGGAATTACGGAGGCGGCAATGAGCGACCCATATAGCAATGATGATGATATGACAGGTGGAGGTTCATACCTTCCATCGCTTCCTAAGTTATATCAAAATATTTTCAATAGCTTAGGATTTGCTCCTAACCCCGGTCCCGGCCCAGTTCACAAAGAATTAGATATGCGGAATTATTTCCGCAAATTTGGCACTACTCCAGCGCAGACTGTTCGACCTGCTGCGGTAGCCCCTAATCTTAACCGGATACAACGATATCCTGACCATACGGGTGCGGCTCAAACCGGGTTTGGACCATATGGAAGAATGCCGCCAAATAATGAAAATTATGGCAATGGATTAGATTATTCTGGTTACTCTCCTACAAATGCAGTAAAAATTAATAGGAATATTAACCAAACGTATGGTTCAAGAGGTTACGGCGCTGGCCTTTATGCGTCTTCCCAACAATACCCAGATCAGCAAATATTTTCTGACCAGCCCAGCGTAGGCGATAGGTCATCGATGCCTGTTTACCCGCAGCGTCAGTCCAGCCCACCAATGTATACGCCGCCAGAGGCAAATGTGCCTATGCCGTCTTTTATGACAAACAGGGCATCGCAACAAGTTACTGACCCATTGCAGCGCACAATGCTTGGTTTAGATGATGACGGAACGCAAACAACACAGCCATCCGGCGGTTCGCAGCTTGCTGATCCACGGGCTGTAAGGGCATTAGACCCGTCTGCACGTCCTTATCCCCCGCGTCCGGATGAGGGTGGCGGCTCCGACAACGCTCCCTTAATTACCAGTGGCATGATTCCATCCACGGGTCGGGCGCATATGACCTCGCCTATTATCCCCAAAGATGCCGCCGCATCTAAGGGCCGCGCCCACATGTCGGCACAATCTCAAAGCCAACCTGATTTACCCGCATCTAAAGAAGCTGGTGATACGGGTGAATTTCTTAACAATGATCCCAACGATATGCGTCCGGGGTCTTTGGGCGAAGCCCGTAAATTGTTTCCGGGTCGCCCACTCCAACAGGCTATTTACTATACTGAACCATCTCATGGAAGAGAAGGTGGCGGATCAATGCGCCGCATTGGCGTAGGCGCGGATACGTCCAACCTAAATCCAGATTATGTTGCACGTATTTGGGAACCTGCTGACATGTCTGGCGGGGAAAGATTTATTCGGGGTGCATATGAGACACCGGGCAAAAACCCACTTACATACACGCCTGAAATGGCTTCTGGCGGAGCGGCTGGACAGGCTGATAAAATTGCCCGTGAAAAGGCGACCCCTTGCCATGTTGGTCCTATTACTATGGCAGTTGGCGGGCGTACTGATCATATTCCTATGAACGTGCTTGAAGGTTCATATGTGTTACCAGCCGATATTGTTTCCGGATTGGGCGAAGGCAATACGCTTGCTGGCACTAAGTTGATCAACAATATGTTTAGCAGTGGTCCATTTGGTGTAAGTGCAAAAGCCCCTAAATTTGCACAAGTTTCTCAGCCAAGTTTGGGTCAGTACGGCTCTATGCAAAAAATGTTTGGAAGCAGTCAAAATTTAGGGCAAATCAACGCGCCGCAAAAGGCGGCTGCTGATGGTGGTCCAGTTTTATCTGGAAAATACCGTCCAGTTCCTATTGTCGCTGCTGGCGGCGAATACGTCATTCACCCTGATGTCGTTAAAAAATTAGGTAATGGCAATATGGATAGGGGCCACGATTATCTGGACAATTTCGTAAAAGGCGTCCGTAAGCATCTTGTTAAAACTCTTAGCAAGTTGCCCGGACCAAGGAGAGATTGATGGATTATCCGGTCAGATTAGCCACTGTTGAAGATGCTGATAACATAATGATTCTTCTTGCTTTGATGCACGAAGAAAATGGTCTATTTGAAATGGACTATGATGCCGTTAGAGACATGGTAACCAACGTATTAAGTGGCAAAAATGGCATCATTGGCGTTATCGACGGCGAAGAGGGTTTAGAGGCGGCTGTTTGTCTTGTTATCGACAAACTTTGGTACGCTAAAACTTGGTGTTTAAACGACGTTTTTAACTTTGTCGCACCTAAATATCGTCGTTCTACAAGGGCAAAATCATTAATTTCTTTTGCCAAAAACTATTCTGATCAAGTGGGTATTCCCCTTTTGATGGGTATTGTTTCCAACGTTCGGACAGAAGCAAAAATCAAACTGTTGGAACGTCAAATGAGTAAAGCTGGCGCGTTCTTCATTTACAATCATGTGAATGAAAAACCTGATAACCATGTACAGTAGGATTTAGGCTATGGGCTCATTATGCCAAGGATTATTTGGTTCACAGGCTTCGACGACGTATCAGCCGCCAGAGGCTGTAAAGAACGCCGTAACGGACATTCTTGGCCGCGCAGCAACGCAGTCTAATCAACCATACCCGCAATATACCCCAGACACTGCGGCACAGTACTCTAATTACAATGCAGGGTTGCTTGCCCCTATGACGCCTAATCAGGCTCAGGCAGGTCAATCTATCGCTGGTTTGCGGGGCTATACGGCTCCTAATTTTGGAGCAGCAACTAATTTAGTAGGCGCTGCGGCCAGCCCATTACAAATGCAGCAGTTTTCGCAGGGCGCTGTCAATCAATACATGAATCCATATCTTAATGATGTGGTGGGTTCAGCAGTTGCCAACATCAACCAAACCAATGCCCAACAACAGCAACAAGTGTTGGGCAATGCAATCCAACGGGGCGCATTTGGTGGCGACCGTGCTGGTATTGCACAGGCTGAATTGGCCCGCCAACAGGGCTTGGCAAACAATGCAACGATTGCCAACCTTCTTGGTCAGGGTTACAACCAAGCACAACAGCAGTTCAATCAGCAACAGCAAACGGACCTTGCTACTCAGTTGCAGAATCGCAATTTGATGACCAATGCAGGTCTCAACCTTGCAAACCTTGGCACACAGGGTCAGCAAGCCGCCCTGCAACAAGCTAACGCTCAGTACGGATACGGTACGGCAGAACAGCAGCAACAACAGGCTGGTCTATCGACTGCTTATCAGCAGTATATGAACCAACAGGCATTCCCTTACCAACAACTCAGCTACTACGCTGGCTTGGCATCAGGTGCTGCTCCTGCAATGGGCGGGACGACAACTGGCTATTCACCTACTGTCAGCAATGCTGGCGGCCTTTTAGGTGGTCTGTCCATACTTGGTGGGCTTTCCAACCCCGGAGCGGTTTCCGCTTCTAATCCATATTCTGCGGCATCGGCTGGCATTGGTGCGCTTACTTCCGGTTTTGGAAGTCTCTTTGGCTTAAAAGATGGTGGACGTGTTGAACGGGCGTCTGGTGGCCGTACTGGTTATGCAGATGCGGGTGCAGTTCCCGTAAGCCCCGTAACTCAAGCATATAATGATTACAATAATGCAGTCGCTGCGGGCGCTCCGTATGATGTTCTGCAACAATTGTATCGTAGATATCAGCAGTCATTTCAAGGTGCTACCCCTCCTTGGGAAAAGACAGCAGCCACGGCCAATGCTCCGGCAGCCGCTAAGGTAAATGCCCCAGTAGCGGACGCTTCTGGAGTAGTAGGAACACCGGGTGGTGGTGGCGGCGGCGAAGGAAATGCCGCAATTACGGCTCGTAATGCTGATTATTCTCCAGACTTTACGAGCAGCAATGGTCCCGTTGGTGGCGGTGGTTACGGCCCATATGACGCTGGTGGCGGACCGGGCAATACATTTAATTCAGGAGCAATACCCGGCGGTGGTATAATTGGCGGTATTTTAGGTGGATTGTTTGGTGGCCCCCTTGGCGCTTTAGCTGGTTCCGCATTAGGAAATTACAATCCAAATGAAAAAAACGTAAATACAACCCCATATGATCCAAATTATACAGGCGTTGTATCTTCAATGAGTTCTGACCCGGCTGCATCTGGCGTAAGTGGTGCAAGAACAATTGGCATTGAAAATCCAGACAGACCAATTGACGAACGTGCAGGATTTTATGGCACACCAACGGATAACGGCGCAGACCTTCCCGCTGCTAAAACGGCAGGTGAAGGATATGGCGGTTTTATGCCATCAGGTTCAGTAGGTTCCCGTTCAACAGGATTTACAGGAGATTATGCAAAAATAGCACATGATCTTGAAGTGCAATATAGTTTGCCGGAAGGGACGTTGGCTGGAATTGCAAATGTTGAAACTGGCGGAACATATAATCCAAACATTTCTAACCCATCGGGAACTTCTAAAGGGTTAATGCAATTTCAAGACCCGACTGCTCAAAAATATGGTTTGCAAAATCCATTTGATCCAATTGCGGCGTTAACTTCTGCTGCTCAATATTCCGCAGATATTGCAAATGCTCAAGGCAATAAGGCAACCGTTGGAAGTATTGGTCTTGCTTATAATCAAGGTTTAGGTGGATTTAACGCATTGAAAAATGCCGATCCAAATGCTTTGGCCGTTGATGTTCTTGGTCGGAATTTTACAAGCAACCGATTTGGCTTGCCAATGGATGCTACTGTTTCCGATTATATGAATGCGGCGCAAAACGCTTATTCAAAGGGCGCTATTCCAACTCCCTCTCAAACTTTTGATCCAGCTAATCCGCCTTCGCCTCCTTCTAACCCTGAATACTCCAAAGGGTTGGCTGACATACAAGGTGCAAGTGGCGTTCCGGGGGTCGCCGGAATGGCTCCTGACGGCAAGGGTCTGGGCAATGCAGGTTATAGTCTTGGCCTTCCTGACGCGGGAGCTGCCCCTGCACGGGATACGTCAAGTGATCGCGCCAATATTTATAGCGAACCAGCGGGTCCGCCAGCGCCTGATAATTCTGACAATTCAAATGATCAAGGTGGCTTTGGTGATGCAAGAACCAATGACTCCAGTTCTTCAGAAAAACGTGGTGGTCGTATTAAGCCGCATCATTATGCTGCTGGCGGGTATGAGCCATTTCATATGCAATATGGGATGCCAACTGAAACGGACATTGAACAACAAGCACAGGACTATTCTGGTTCCGGCGCTGGCGTTCTTGGTCCACAACTCCAAGCTTTGGCGGCAAAGGGCGTTCTTCCTTCAGCTAAGGGCGGTCGTATCCATGCTCAAACAGGCACTGGCATATCTGTTGATGAAGCGCCTGTTGTTCATAGCTGGGATGAACCAGACGACAATGCACAGGTTTCAAAAAATAAACCAACAACCACAGCACCTGTTGTTGAAAGCAGATTCAAAACTCCCTTGCAGCAGTTAGGCAGCACTATTTCAAGCGCAGTAAAAAGCGCAGATGAATATATTGCACCAAAGGCAGAAGCGGTGGTTAAAGCTGCCACAGAACCACAATATGTTGCTGATCCAAATTACGTTGCCCCAAAGTATCGTTCTATGGAAAATGCTGGACCGTATGATGCCGCCCCAACACAGGCGGCAGAATTAAGGAAGGCATCGGGAACGTATACCAAGCCATACGAAAAAACTCAGCCAATTGATCCCACCAAATCATTTGCTGTGGATCAAGGCGCAGGTAATGTTGCTGATGAAGGTCAAGAGGCCGCACCAGCCGCATCGGCAGCACCTGTTGCGCGGCAACGTGATGTCGCTCCCGGCATTAAAGAATGGTACAACGCGCCGCCTCCTGTTGATATGCGCCAGATGGCTGCATTAAATTTTGGGGCTAACTTGCTTGCTGGTGGTGATTTTGGTTCTAACCTTGCCCGTGCAGGGCATGATTACGCCAATACAATCCTTGCACAGCAAGATCAGCAACGTGCCACGATGCGGAATGAATCTGAGTCTGCGCTTCACCGGTCGCAGGGCATTGAAGCTGGTGCAAGAACGGCCAAAGAACGCATTCAGCCAATGGGCCTTGGGTATTCTATTGTTTCTGGCACAGGCACTCCGGACGACCCAATCATTCTTACTGGCATTCAAGGCGCAGATGGTCAGGCTGGCGGGACAAACGTTCAAGGCGGCGCAGGTGGTGTTGGCGGGAAAACCGCACAGATTGTAATGAAACAGCCGTATAACGGCGAAACTTATGTGCCTGACTTCTCCGACAATCCACAGGCGCAACAAACCGCTGCTGCTAATATAACGATGCTTGCCCATCAGGCAAAGGCAGCTATGCCTATGCAAACTGAGTTGGCGAAAAAGAATTATGAATTATCTCAAGCGGAAGTTCAGGCGGCAAGACAAGATGCCCGTGCTGCTGCGGATAACATCGTTCCTTATTCGGAAGTTATGGACGCCATCCATGCCATGCCACAAGGCGGGCCTCTTTCTCCGGGCTTGACTGGTAAGGCCCGTTACACCGCAATTGCAGGTCTTAACGAAGCTGCAAGAACGGTTGGTATTGATCTTGGGTTGACCGATACAATGTCTGCTGCGGAAATTATGAACAAGTTCGCAACTGCCGCCGCAAACCAAACATCGGAAAGCCGTGCAGCTAAGTGGCTTGAAACAACCGCCGCTTCGTTGCCTAGCATTGGCTTGAATCTTCCAACGATGCAGAAGCTGGCAGCTAACCAATTTACCGCAGCGCATACGAAACAAATGTATGCCAATACGGTTGCTAAATTGGCGGCAGAGTCTGATGGTCAAGACCGCGACATGACGGGTCATTTCTATGCAGTTAACCCACGTCAGAACCAAGTCAAACTTCAAAACGCTATCTACAAGCTGATGAATGCCCATCAGAAGGAAGGTGGTAAAGCAGAAGGCGCTTGGATAAAGAATCCAGAAACTGGCCGTTATGAAACGCCAATTTCTATGTTCCAACACGGTCAATTAACAGCAGAGCAGTTTGACAAAATATCGTATGATTTGACTGGTATGAAGAATATGTCTTCGGTCTTTGGCGCTGGACAATAAAATGGATAATCAAGATTTATTGGGTTCTTTTTCATTAGACAGCCACGTAGCCCCACAAGGTAAAGCGCCTTCTGGGGGCGCTGGTGCTGCGCCAGAAAAAGCTTCTGATAATATTGTAAATTCATTTTCTTTAGATGAGCCGTCTGGCGTTACTTCTCAAAGAGAAGAGAAAGAACGGGCGTCAAAAACCAAACAATACAAAGATACGACTGCATCCGACGTTGCAAAAGGACTTGGCGCTGGTGTTGAATTGGGCGCTGCTCAAATTCTTGGTTTGCCCGGCGATATTGCCCGTGCTGGACGTTACTTAAAAGAAGAAGGCACATATTACGGCAAGAAGGCGTTAGAGAATTACGGCTATCTGCCGGAAGGAACCGCTGACGAAGACTGGAAAGCTGTAGAAGAGGCCCGCCAATCTCCTAACCGTGGTTGGGTTGGCCCATTGCCTAGCAGTGAAGTAACGGAAGCTGCCGCCAAGAAGTATTTGCCGGGGGCTAGTTATGAGCCTGAAAGCCGTGGTGGCGCGTATGCACACACCATTGGTGAATTTGTCCCGACTATCCTTGGCGGCGAAGGTTCCGCTATTAAGAAACTTGGTACGGCGGCTATCGCTGGTGCAGGTTCTGAAGCTGCGGGACAAGCTACGGAGGGTACACCATACGAAGGCATCGCCCGCATAGGTGGCGCTTTGGTTTCGCCGTTTGCCGCAGAGAAAACGCTTTCCCGCCCATTAGGTTCCGTTGGCTCCGCAATGGGTGTTGGCGATGAGGCTCTTAGTTCTGTTGGCTTGACATCCAGCAATATGGCGGCAAGACAAAAACTTGTCGATGAAGCTGCACGGTTGCAGAAAATTGGTGCGCTATCCGGTTTGTCAGAATCCGACATTCGTTCGGTTATATCCGACGAGGCTGCACGGGGCGTTTCTCCAGAAAATTCCGTCATTCATCAGTGGTCTGCAATTTCCAATTCGCCTACTGATATTGTCAATCGGTTTGTTAAAAACTCCCTTCAAAACTCCAAGGTCCGCCAAGGCGTTGAAGAAATGTATGCTAATGCCAACCGTTCCGCTGACATGGCGGATGTGGCTGCGGGCAGCATGTTTAATGATATGCATGAAGAGGCCACCGTTAATGCTTTAAACGCTCAACGGCGTTCTCATGGCCTTCCTGACAATATTACAGAGGCCCCCGCTCCGGAACAAATTCGCAGAACCGCAGAGGAAGTTAAACAGGGCGCTTGGGAACGTGAAGTTCAACCAGTTTTTAATAAGCATGAAGTGGTTGATAGCCCTACGCTATCGGCCATGCTGCCTATTGTTAAACCAGAAATGGTTGAAGTTACCAAAAACGATTATAATCGTTTGCGTATGGCCCGTGGTGAAAACCCATTCCAATTCCTTACCAAGGACCAAAACAATAAATACCAGACGCAGGGGTTCAACCATCCTACGGGCATGACTAACGGCGCTCCGCTGGAATACTGGGACATGCTTGCCAATAACTTGCAAGCGTCTCAAAACGTGGCGGATAATCTTATCGGTAAACAAATGCGCGAAGGTGTTGAGCAGTATTTTACTGCTAAAGGCCTTCCCCATGAGTTGAATACTGCAAAACAATCGTTCCGCAGTGTCCGTGGTGAAACCAACGCATTGGACGCTGGTATGCGGTTCGTAACGGATGGCGCATATCAAACGAATCCAGCAAAACGGTCTGCCTTCCTAAACCGTTGGAACAAAATGAATGACGTTGAAAAAGGCCTGTATCAGGCTGGCGTCATGCAACAGGCGTTTTCGACAATTGCTCAGGGCAGCAAGGGATTTGTCAATTGGAAGGGCGTATTGCAGAACCGCGACAACCGCCAATTGCTTCAAGAAATCCTTAACTTCCGCCCACAGGGCGCACCTGTTAAAGCTGGATCAAGCAATTTTGATAAATTCAATAGCGCATTGAATGTTGCAAATGCATTTAAGAGGGAAAATGCAAGCCACGTTCTTGCTTCTACCCCAGAGGTTAGGACATTCCTTGGCCGCATATTGTCGACGGGTGATCGTAGTCCGTTGGATATTGCTTTGCATGCCGCGTACCGCGGCGCGTTCAGCCCTGATCTAGGTTACATTACCTTGCTAAGTGGCGGCTTGGGTTACCTTCGTCAGGTACAAGCTGACCGCCAAGCATTACGCATGTTGCAAATGTTCAACAGCAAGAACCCTAATGACGCAATTCAGCTTGCACGGGACATTGCTGCATCTAAGGGTCATCAGACAAGCTGGCAGAAGGTTCAGTCTTTGTTAGACTTCACCAATAAGTCTACCATTAATTTCTACCGCCGTGCTGCCATTGCCGCCAATAGCCAGCAGCCTCAACAGCGCAAAGAAGGTGGCCGCGTAGGTTACGGTCCCGGCGGCGAGGTTGATAGTCCTGATGACGCCCCGCAGTTCCCTAACCGTAAGGTTAATGAATTAGGTTTCTATAGCCGTGCTGGTGAAGCGCTTCGTGGTTTTCCCAATCAGGAAAAACAACAGGACATTGCAAAGATAATAAAAACGCTTTACGAAAGGCATGACGTCCATCCGGATGAGATGCGTTACACTGGCATTACAACGCCGGAAAGCAATCCCAAGAATATTCAATTATCCGATACGTTTGGCGGCATGGGTGAAATGTCCCCGGCTGATTTGGCTCAACACATAGAAAGCCAACAACCAAAAATGTATCGGAAACGTATGGGAACGCCACAATACTCAACCCTTTCCATTGATAATCCACATCTGTCGGATTACACAGAAGACGTGTACCATTTCCCAGAAAGGAAAATAGATAAGTCTTTAGAATGGCAAGCTGATCCTACAAAATGGACTGTTCACCGTGATGAACATGACAATGCAAATGTTCACGACGAAAATAATAATTATTTATCACATGTTAATCAAAAATTTTCGGATGATGAAGCTATCCGAATTATTCATGGTGAATGGGCGGAACATAAAAAAGATAAAACAGAATCAGGATTAAATTTTAAAGAACCGCATTTTTCCGGAACTGAGGATTATAATAAATCTGGCTGGATGAGGCACAATGTAGCTACATTTCCGCCGACGCCAAATAATCCTAACGGTGCAAAATTTAAAAATATTGAAGAATTGCAGCCTCAACGCGCCCAACAGGCCGAAAAACAAGGATTAAATATTGAACCTTATAATCCTAATAAAGAAGATGAATTGCGTAACCGTTGGAAAGAAGCCAGTGCAGCGGAAGCTAAAGCTACAACAGCCGCAGAACGTAAAATTCATGGTGACCGGGCAGATGCATTAAGAAAACAGTATCTTGGCTATAAGACCAACCACTCCGGTAGTTATGGTGGAATTGCTGACGCACCATATACTAACTCTGTTGAAGCTTCTACCAAACGTTATGTCCGTCAAATGCTAGCTGACGCGGCGAAAGAAGGCATGAGTGGGGTTAGTATCACGCCGTGGTACAGAAACGCCGAACGGGCGGGCGCTCAACCCATAGACCAAATTGAACTTACGCATGACACTGATAGAAGCAACCAGCCTATAACGCAGTTAACTGTAAAAGGTGACAAGTACTCTAAAGACCTTGGCGTATTCCCCCGCCATGATCGTTTGACAGATGACGACATGGAAAGACTACACGATGCTTTTGGTAAACAAACAACCAAAAGAATTTTGGAGGCCATGAAAGGGTCTAACCAAAAAAAATCAGATGTTGTAATGACGGCTTTGGATGAAGAAAATCCTCTTATGTTTTCGCCGTCTCAAAATGGTCACGTTATTGATGGTCACCGTTATTATTACCGTGATTATTTGCCCCGTGTTTTAGAAAAAGAAGCCCGCCGCCTTGACCCTGATGCCAAGGTTCAGGGTTTGTTCCGCTTGGCTGATCCTAAAGGAAAATTTAAGGACAAGATGGGAACCCATCAAGGCATTGTTTTTTCCAAGAAATTTATAAAAGCTGCTAAGGCTGGCGGGTTCCGTTCGTTTAAAGACGGCGGCGAAGTAGAACGCCCAAAGCGGGCAACGGGTGGTCGTATTCCGGAAGTGGATAAATTATTTAAAGCTGCCAAAAAAGAGTTAGATAACTCGACTAAACCTATGCTTAATATACATGATGACCACATCGTTAATGCGCTTAGGATTGCCCAAGGACGGATTTAATGGACCCTTTTACGCTTATAGCTGGCGCTACCGCCATTTATAACTCAATCAAGTCCTCCGTGGATGCGGGCAAGGACGTGATGGAGACTGCGGAAAAGGTGGGCAATCTTTTCAGCAAAGTTGCCCAAATCGTCACTATTGCGTCAACGCCGCGCAAAAAGAAAATGTTTCAGTCTCAGGCGGAATTTGAGGCAGAGGCGGTTAAGATTTATGCCGTTAAGGCCAAGGCCCAGCAGATGCAATTGGATGTCAAGAACATGTTTGTGGGTCAGTACGGCCCGGCAGCATGGGAAGGCATTCAAAGGCAGGTGATTGAAATGCGTAAGGAGGCTGCACGTCAGGCGGCTGCTGCGCTAAAAGAACAAGAGGAGAACCGGAAGGATTTAATTATGGTTAGCAGTATTGTTGGTTTTCTGGTACTAGGTATTGGCGCAATTGGCGTTTTTCTTATGATAACGGTGAAATAGGATGGACATTCTTAAAACTTTTGGCCCTTTAATCGGGTCCGTTGCCCCTACGATTGCTACCGCCCTTGGTGGCCCAGTTGCTGGCATGGCGGTGAAAGCCTTGTCTGGTGCTTTATTCGGCCATGAGGACGGCACGGAAGAAGATATTCAGGCAGCTTTGGCTAACCCAACGGGGGATCAGTTAGCGGCTCTTAAAAAGATCGACGCCGATTTTAAGACGCAGATGAAGTCGTTGGACATCGATCTGGAGCGTATTGCGGCTGATGACCGTAACTCCGCCCGCCAGATGGCTATTGCGACGCATGATTGGACGCCCCGTATTTTGGCGGTGGTCGTTATTTGTGCTTGGGTAATCATCCAGTGGCATTTGCTTAACAGCGTCATTCCAGACGTAATGCGGGAATTGATTGCACGGGTTCTTGGAACCTTAGATGCTGCATTAACCTTAGTTCTTTCATATTACTTTGGTTCGTCTCACCAGCATACCCCCGCTCCAAAGGAATAAGCCGTGAAAGATAATTTTGAACAATGCCTAGCCTTAGTCTTGAAGGAAGAAGGCGGTTATGTTAATGATCTCCGCGATCCGGGGGGTAGAACGAACCACGGCGTTACTCAAAAAGTATGGGAAGATTGGGTCGGTCATCCGGTAACGGAGGCCGACATGAAGAATCTTACTATTGAAGACGTTGCGCCCCTGTACAAGAAAAACTACTGGGATAAGATAAATGGCGACGCACTTCCTCTTGGCATTGACTATGCCACTTTTGATATGGCTGTTAATAGTGGGCTAACCCGTGCAGCAAAAACCCTTCAGCAGGTATGCGGTGTGGGTCAAGACGGACATGTCGGCCCCGCCACAATTGCGGCTGCTGAAGAGGCAAACGGTCGTGAAGTTGCAACAAGAATCTGCGAAGCACGGTTGGCTTTTCTCCAAGGACTCCCCACTTGGCCCACCTTCGGAAAAGGATGGGGTGGACGTGTCTCAAGGGTTGAAAACTTAGCATTTAGAATGGTAGAATAGAGGCGGCGCGGTCTTTTTTCCTTTCCCGCGCCACCTCCCATGACTTGAGGAGACTGATTATTCGGGGTCAGTCTCCTCCTTTTCTTCATCAATCGTAACGATGTATTCGCAGCTACTGACAACGGGTAGATTGCGGCCAGACTTTTTGTACATACGTTGGCTATCCAACCAACCCAAATCCTTCAGCCCGTTAAGGCTCCGGATCGTGGTCCCAGTAGAGGTGTTGGTCAGCTTAGATATCTCATCAATGGTGGCGGTGAACTTTTTAGTGCCGTAGGTATCCATAAGGCGCAGCATGAATAGCTGCTCCCTTGGTTTAGCATTGGCGGTCCATATCACCATTTGCTGGGGAGTTAGTTTCTGATCCATGTGTAAAGCCAGACGTTGTGTTTGGTATTCTTGGTCGGTTAAAGGTCGGGTTGCTTTGCGATCTAACTTGGGGATTAGGCCATGTCCAAATTTCCCCGGAGTTCTCTTGAATGCATACCCACATCAAATGATGTTCTTCCCCGTAATCGATCAGAAAATGAGCCAGTGCTGGCCCTTTTGGGGTCAACATAGGTAGGGTGGGATTTAATTGAATGATCAATTAAATTTCTCCTTCCCTGCTTCAAGCAGGTGCTTCAGGTAATCCTGCGTAATGCCCTTCACCTTTTTAAAGGTCATGTCCAAGGTGTTGTCTTCAAGGACTTCACGGTTCATCATGCAGACGATAAGCATCAGGGCAATGGAATGGATGATGATTGCATCCGACATGCTATCTGTGACTTTGCCGTCCTTGATCATATCCATAGTGGATTCATTAATTGCGTAAGACAACTTATCGGCGATGGGGAAAGCATGATCGTAGATGTTCTCTAACGGGCTTTCTTTTTCGTCCGGGTTAAAACCCTCTGGTAATATTAAAGCCATTAGTTAACTCCATCCATGTCAATTGGGAAATGTTTATGGTTTTTTATAAAGTCTTGTGCTTCTTCTAACGTTTCAAATGTTGCAATATTTTCATACGTTAAGAAAAAGTCCTCCCACCGTTTTACTCTAAACCCAATTTCTTTCTTTTCTGCCCTACCATTTCGGTCATATGTAGTCACTTGAAGGGCATCAATTATCCATTTTGGGTTCCTCCAAGACAACCGCACCAATGGTCTCATTATGGCGTAAAAAAATTCCATTATTTACCTCCTGTTAAATTCTATCTTTGCTGCTACGCTGCATAATGTAATGATATTCTGCGTGATGTTTTGTCCAGCTTGGCGCTTTTCGTTGAGCCAAATAAACAAGACCCCGTTCTTTCATGGACCAAACATAGTTAGCCATTTGGGACAATTCAGAATTACTATTGCCCCTGTCTTTGATTAGCCACCCTGTATAATAGGTGGTTTCATCTCCCCTTTTGGCATCAGAAATCCAATCTGACACCGCATTGATACTCATCATTCTTCATCTCTCCTAACTACAGTTCCATCTAATTTACGTTTGAATGCCGACCTTTTACCAAAAGGTAGCGGCGTCCTAGATACGTGAACTCCAAGGTGACGTGCTTCGCGCCGTTTAGCCTTTGCAATTTTACCCACGTCATCAGTCGTTTTTGTTCGATGGCATTTGATATGCGATGGACGCCAATTGCTTTCGTCATCCGCCCCGCCCATCGCAAAAGGAATAACATGCTCAACGTCCCAAGCTTCTCCAACACTGATTTTACCTCCACAGATGTGGCAGACCCCGTCGTGTTTGGCGAACAGGGCTACCCTTTGTTTGGTTGATATCGTCTTACGCTTTACCACGGCATCTCATCGTTTAAAGCGTCCTTGACGGAGGTTTTCTTTTCAGGCGTTCCATATGCCTCGTCGATAGCATTATTAGGTTTACGGTTGCCCCAAGCAGGTGCTGTTTTTGGCTTTGATGGCTCACCCATACGGCCCGATAGGAAGTTCGTTCCGGTCTTAGCTGTGCGGTTCCACAGGGCTACATCGTGATCAACGCCATCAATGTTGATCTTGCCCCGCCAATCAGGTTGGCTGTCTTTGGTCTTATTGTCGTTTGGAAATAGCGATAGATCGCCGTGTTTACTTTCCCATGCCATTTTACTTACTCCATAATTCGGTTAGGCGAAAACCTAACAACTGTTCAACTTCAACGATTAGTTCTGACGTATTCAATCCGGGGATAACTTCTTCCACAATGACATCCAATGCGGCATGAAAGAATTTCCGGAACTCTTCCTGATCCATTGCGTTAAAGCTGATGGATTGTGCAACCCACCAAACCTTATCGTCATGGAACCGGACCTCTTCGACGTATCCAAGGCGGATTTTCAGCCATAGCAATAGCTGTTCTGCTCTGCGATACTCTGCATGGTTCTCACATATCTTATTGAGTATAGTCCAAAAGAACCGATGCTGCTTCGTACTGCGGGTGCGACTTATCGTCACAGACAAGTCTTTCTCCGCAGGGAACTCCTGTAAAGCTTCTTCGTCCACAAGGGAGCAAGGTTCCAACTTACTCCCCCGCCTACGGACATAGATAACTTCCGCCATGTTAGCCAAGCTTGGCTTTCAGGGTTTTATAATACTCCTGCAACTCTGAACGATGGCCGGGGAGCAACATACCAATCTTGTCTTTGTTGTCCGTCGTCCAGTTTGAAAGTTCTTCAGCGTTCTTGCACATGTCCATTGCACCCTTGATAACGCCAAGCAGGTTGGTGCTATCTTCTGGCTTTAGACCCGGCTCCATTTGCTTTGCAGGGGCCTTGCCCTTGATAGGGCGAAGTTCTGCCGCCTGAGCGGCGTTGCCGTCGTCATCATCTTCACCCGCAATGCCAACCATAGCAAACAGGGAATAGCGGCGGGCATAGGTCATTGCTGAACCCATTTCTTGTGGCTTGCCAAAGCCGCCTACTGGATAGTCCGATTCTATAAATTGCCCGCTTTTGTGAATGATGCGGGTATTGAGAATGATCACCCCATCCATTACGGACGTGCCTTGTACGAATGTCAGGTCATGCTTTGAGAAGCATTCCCGTAGGGCTGTAAGGCCGTCAGACAGGTCTACATAGGCAGACTTGAAGTGGGGGTTGATCTTGGTCTTGGCAGGGTTCTTTAGCACTCCTTGAGCCTTAATCAGGGCGGCTGCTAGTTCATTGATTGATTCGCTACTACGCATGGTCTTTCCTTTAATGTGGTTTCTTGGTCTTATCTCTATTGGTGACTTCAAATAAAACGCCGTAAGCATTTCCCTTATCCATTGAGAACTTTCTGGCGGTTTCTGGATCACCGATTTGGGTTGCAAGGACAGGTAGCATTTCTGCTAATCTATCCCGCACAAACTCCCCTTCGTCACGGGGAATCAAAGGATGGACTTCAATCTCAAATCCATCCGGCAACATAAATATTTTGAGTATTTCAATTCTTTCTGACATCATTCGCCCTTCAGACGAAGTGAACCCCGCTTGTCCCGCTTGATGCTGACGCCATAGCCGTAAGCCTCCGCCATATCTTCTTCCACCAAACCTTTCAGGCTGTTGGCGGCTTCATCATATAGCTTCTTGCCGTTGCTATTCATCTTCAACTGATTCGCAAAGCTAGCCCATGCGTTGTTACCCGTCATGTCAACACGACGAACAGCATCCACAGGGGCCTTGACGGTTATTGCCACTGGCGGTGTGCCACTTTTGACACAATCCCAGAAGCGGCGTTCTGCATCAATCAGGATGTCGGAATAGATGGCATCCAAACTGATATCAAACTTCTCAAACTTATGGTTACCGAAGAACACCGACAGAACCGCCTTGTTCACACCACAGACAAGCATGTTGTGGGTAAGCTGTGGGTAGTAGCGGTCAAGGATTTCATCTTCTTTGGCAAAGGCGGAAACGTGCTTGGCTTCAAACACAGTCTCCCCGCCGTCGGTTAGTCCATCAAGAGTACAGCCCATAAAAGAATGAACAGCAGAAGTCCGCTGTGTGCCATTATCTGTTACCTTTCTACCAGTCTGCTTCTCAAACCATTGAATGTTAAACGGCTCAGTAAACACACCCATCTGGACAGGAAGCACGTCATCCAAGTTAACGTCTTCTTCTTGTCCCGACTTTACCCGCCAGAGGCGAAGGATGTTTTCTTCGTCTCCGGACATAATTGTATTAGCATCTGAACCGCCCAATAACTTGGAGCGGAACAGTCTCTGTTCTGCGGTTAATGTCATTGTGTCTCTCCATTTGACAACTGTGTTATTTCAGTACTTCTCATATTCGTCAAGTACTGCGGTTAAAATTTTATAAATTCCCCTAAATTAAATTTACAAGTGTATGTGTCTTCTGAACTTCCCCTTTCTTTGTCTTTGGTAAATCTTACGTCCCATAAATGTTTTGTGTCTCTTTTGACCACAAAAGCATGGGTCATTGAATGATTAACGATAAAAATGGCGGCGGGGTTCGCCCTATCGCAGTTGATTTTCTGCGCCACCATCATATCGGGATATGGGTAATCTTTCTCCGACGTGAAATCGAACCTGCGACGTTTTACCTCAATCGGATGCGGGGTGAAATCAATCACACCTTCCGTTGTTTTGTAGGCAATGATGTCTCCACGGTCCGCATATTCAATTGATTGATGCACAGATGGGGCCAATTCCATCGAAGGAATCATAACGGTCAGGTTCTTCTCAAAGTTAAGGTATTGGGCAACCTTGAACACCGCTTCCCGTGTTTCCATAAAGCGTTTCCGAAACAGGTGGTATTCCCATTCAGACTGCCTCATGCCACCCTTTTGCGGTCCGGCACTGTGTATCTCAGGAAGTGATGTTGACACCATGATTTACCTTTTACTGTTTCGTGGCCGCAATATAATGTTTCAAAGTTCTTAATGGGGCCTACGATTGCTTTGCACTCCCCATACTTTAAATCCATTAATGTTTTATTTAATGGCTCAAAGTTTTCATCTTCTTTTATATCGTAAATGTTTAAAGGCGGTAATCTTTCTTTTTTGGCTTTTGTTATTTTAAAGTTGGAAACGGTTTTTTTCTTTGGCAATGGATGCAAAGGTTTTTCTTTTTCCATTGTCCTGTTTAGTAATGCAATGCCCCGCCTATGACATACTCCAATAACGGAGTTTTTATTTCGGTCGATTAATTCCATCGCTATGTTTTTGGCGGTATATCCTTTAGACGCCAAGTCGGACACTAATTTTATTTCTTCCCATGTCCAAGGTTTTGAATAAGTGACCATTTTAATTTTCTCCATTTAATGGTATTGACATACTGCACATTCGCCTATAGGTTGTCAACATGAAGTTTAGGGGAAGTGAATGACGCATTTAATTGCTAAACGGGTTATAACAAAATTGGGAGGGCCACGGGCCGTCTCAGGAATGTTAGCCATGTCTACACAGAGTATCTACAAGTGGATGTGGCCGATGGACAAAGGCGGAACGGGCGGGTTGATCCCTGTCCGCCGCCAGATTGAATTGATGGTTGCGGCAAAACAACGCGGCATCATATTGACTAAAGATGACTTCTTCCCAAAGGACCTAGCAGATGCCAGTGAAGTACAAGGTAGCCCCGAAGATTGAGCGGACCATTGATGGAATCGTGTTTGATTCCAAAAGGGAAGCCGCCCGCTACGCTGATTTGAAATTGGCGGAGAAGCTTGGGAATATTAAGAATTTGTCGTTACAGCCAGAGTATCCGGTAGAGATCAATGGGAAGCATTACTGCACCTACACCCCTGATTTTAAGTACACGGAAACTCTGACAGGCAAGGAAATCATTGAGGAAGTCAAATCGACGGGTACAATGAAGGATGCGGCATATCGTCTCAGAAAGAAGGCCGCCGAATTGTTTTACGGAATAGAGATCACGGTCTTTATTGTCGGGTGGAAACCAAAACGCTTGACTAAAAAGTGGCCGGGGCCTAAAAAGAAAGCGGTCCCCAAATAGGGGACCGCTAAGAAGGTAACGGGATGGCGATCCCTGATCCTTAAACTCACAGCAGCAGAAGTTCCGGACTGTCATCCATATAGCCCAAAGACGACTGCAACGCAATAGGTAGTATGCAGTCATGTCTCACATCGCATCATATTGGGCCGTAAACCAAACAGGCATTTCGTCGATGGCGAAGCTTGTCCTGATGGTTCTTGCCGATTACCACAATTTAGAGACGGGTGGATGCTTTCCATCCAAGTCTGCATTGGCTGAGAAGTGCTGCTGCACGGAGCGCACCATAATCAATGCGACACAGGAATTAGAATTTGCGGGTCTAATCACCGCAACGAGCCGCCAAGATCAATTCGGTCGGCAGAGAAGCAACCAGTACATTTTGAACATCAAGGTGGGGGAGGGTGAATTTAATTCACGGGGGAGGGTGAACGAAACGACACCCCTTGAACCAGTAATAAATAACCATACAAATCCTTCGGATTTGGAAGACCCAGTACTTAGCATATTTGCGAATCACGAAGAGCCGCCAGAAAGCAATAACAAAACCTTCTGGGATGAGGCGGTGGGTATGCTGATGGGCATGGGTGTGGCAGATGTCACGGCCCGCACCTTTGTCGGGCGGTGTTTAAAGCTTGCCAACGGGGATCAATCAGAGATTTTACGGGTACTGGAGGCGGCTGTTGCTAACGGCGTCCGCGATCCAATCCCGTATCTATCCGCTGCTCTTGGCGGCAAAAAGAAGAAGGATACAGTCGTTAAAAACAAGCAAATCGCAAATGCATTTGCAGAATTGGAGGCAGCAAGTGAACGCAGAAAGGCGAAGTGGAGGGAAGAATACGGCACGGAGTATGGTGTCCTTCCTGACACCGGAACAGGCGGTGCAGAAGATCATGCAGAACTACAGCCTGAACCACATGGCGAACTCAGAGATGTTCCTAAAGAACGCGGCAGAAGCCCTAGAAAGGTTTCCGCCAGACGTGTTGCACAAGTTATCAAGCCCAGTATCGGGAATAGTAACGAAGTGCAAGTTTCCGCCAACGATTTCTGAAATGGTAACGGAGGCGGACCGTTACATGAAACCAACAAGTAAAAACTTTGTATAAGGAAAAGAAAATGGATACGACGAAGCAGAAGACCCACGGCAACTATCGTGACACCGCCAACATCAGCCAGTCACTGAAGAACGTGATGTCAGTTGGCCGTAACTGGGAAAAGCTAAACGATATGCAGCGGGAGGCTCTTGAACTAATCGCGATGAAGATTGCCCGCATCTTATCAGGCGACCAGAATTATCGCGACCACTGGGACGATATTGAAGGATATGCTGAATTGGGCGGTGATAATGGCGGTGTGAGTTTGCCGCAGATCAACCTTGACCTTACTAAAGCATTAGGGGGCGGTAATGACTGAATGGAAAACAATGGACTCCGCGCCAAAAGATTTAATGATTTTATTGGGCGGCAGGGATGACGAAGGAAACCAATGGGTGGATTCCGGCTACTGGGAAACTTATGAGCATTGGCCCGAAAAATTGCGGCCTGAGCCTGAGTGGGCTTGGGATGTAGATTTCCCGCCTAAGTATTGGATGCATTTGCCGGAGTTACCGAAATGAGACAGTGGATAGTCCGACATGAGCGGGACGGCGACAACATATGTGCGCTGTGGGAGAACGAAGACGGAGACCGCTGGTATGTACAGGTCGTCATTAACGGGGAGGTGCAGTGGTGATGGATGATTTTATAGACCTGTTTAAAGCTACGTTTGCTGTGGTTCTTGGTATGGGATTGGGGGTTATATGCGTAATTGTAATAGCCAAAATTGTGTTTGGGTTTTGAGGGGTGAGTGATGGATATCGTAGAAAAACTACGCTTGGTTGATTGTACATTTTGGTACAAGCCACTTGGTCATGGAATTGATACAGATTTGGATGTTCCCGCCTATGAATTGGGAGCGTTGTCGCATGAAGCCGCCAATGTGATTGAACGGTTGCGGGAAGTAAGGGATATGCTGCAAGCCATAAATGAAGCAAAAGATAAAGAAATAGCAATATTACGGGCTGAAAAGCATTTGGCCGCATTGAAGGAGGGTGAGTGATGGGTATTCGTGAAGACTTACAAGACCATATGACCGATATCAAATTGGTATTTTTAGCTGAACCGGAGTACGATGAGGCCATTATTGGTGTAATGGAGTCCTACGACAAATGGGCGGTGGCCTATGATCTGGCTAAACTATTGGTCATTTTATGCCGCACAATGTCATTGGAAGAGGCAAGAGATTGGTACGATTACAACATTCTTGGTGCATATATGGGGGAACAAACCCCTGTATTCGTAACGACAAGAAACTATTTGGAGAATAACTATGTGTTGTCGGAGACAGGAAATGACGGGATATCAGAGCAAGAAGATGTCGGCTGAAATTCGCTGGTTGGGGCCGTATGCCCCTAACAGCCGCCATGTTGATCCGGAAACACTGGATCATATCATTGACCTACGCAAAAAACTGGCGGAGGCGGAACGGCAAAGGGATAATGCGTTGGACAAGGTTATGTCTATGCATAAAAAGATTACCGAAATGAAGGAGGCATTGGGTCTAAAATGACCAGTCTGACTATTTTGACTATCGCTTTTTACGGGGTGCATACGTTTTTGTGCTTCGTGGTGTTGTGCATACAAATGTGGAGGAATGAATAATGGCAATTCATAAAAGAAGGAAGGCGGGGAATGGTAGCAACCAACATTCTTCCGTGGAATATGCGCCTAAAGTCGTATTGGTGACGCCGAAGCAATATAAACGGATAGAAAATATAAGAGCCGCCTTTCAGCCGGATAAGAAACCAAAGGTAACATTACCTAAATTTTCATGGGATAAGACAGATGACAAATAATGAATTGGAAGTAGCATTACAGGAATCAATGGCGGTTGTAGCGATTGCTATTAACATCATCAACGATGCTGAAGATAGACTTGGCGTCCGTCAAATGTGGTCAGATAAAGCAAACGAACTATTACGGGAGTATTTTAATCATGTTAGATTTAACGATGCTAGCAACGAAGCACGGCATCAGGATTGGATCGGCGACTAAGGGGGCGCAAAAGACAACCTGCCCCCGATGCAGTAGCAAACGGGTGCATTCATTAGAGCCTTGCCTGTCAGTAAGAATAGACCAGTCGGGAATTGGTTGGCGGTGCTTTCATTGTGGTTGGACAGGTGGAGAAATGTCCGATGCTTTCAGAACTACACAAAAAATGGTTAACAAAACGGGGAATAAACCCCGAAGTAGCGATCCGTATGGGGACTTACTCCGTAAGGCGCGATCCCAATGGGCAGTTGGTCAGTGATCCGGAGGGCGATGTTATCGCCTTCCCATTTGTAAAAGATGGGGAAATTGTGGGCCACAAATACAGGGGGCCGCACAAAACATTCTGGCAACAAGCAAACGGAAGGAAACAGTTTTACAATGTCGACATTCTTGAAGAACCTGCGTTACACGACGGAAGCATGGCCCTTGTTATTACTGAGGGAGAACTTGACGCATTGGCGGTGGCAACTGCCGGATACCCATATGTTGTCTCCGTCCCAGACGGTGCGCCGCCTCCCCGTGACGCGGATGGACGGCTCATTGTCGTTCCAAGGACAACAGATGATATCATACCAGATGCCGATACAAAATTCGGATACATTACCGCCGACTGGGAAAGCCTTACGAAGGTCCGTAGGATCGTCATAGCAACTGATAGCGATGAGGCGGGCAGAAGATTAGCAGAGGAACTGGTTCGCCGTCTGGATAGGGTTCGCTGTTCGTTTGTTGTCTATCCCGAAACCTGCAAGGATTTGAACGAGGTTTTGGTACAAGAAGGTGCGGACGGGGTAATGGCGGTTATCAATGCCGCCAAGCCCTATCCGGTGGATGGGGTGTACAAGCTATCGGACTTCCCGCCAGAGGAGCCTATCAAGACCTATTCCACGGGGTGGGGGCAACTGGATGAGATACTTCGGCCCTACCTTGGGGCGTTCATGGTTGTGGGCGGCTTTCCGGGGCATGGTAAGTCGACTTGGACGATGCAACTGGCTACCAACATGGCTAAACTGCATGGTTGGAGCGTTGCGGTTGCATCTTTTGAGATGCGAATCGTGCCGTATGTCACTGACACGGTCATGTCGACCTATTTACAGGGGCCGATAGCCCATGCTGCACCGCAAAACAGGAAGCGGGCTTGGGATTTCGTGGAGCGTAAATTTACGTTTATTGCGCCGGATAGGAGCGACAATGAGACTGAGCATGATATTGACTGGCTTTTGGATCGCATGGCTGTTGCTGTTATCAGGGAAGGTGTACGGATGGTTTTGATCGATCCGTTCAATGAAATAGAACACCGGAAACGGCATGATGAAAGCATGACGGAATATATTGGGCGGGCAATCCGGAAGCTAAAAGGGTTCGCGATGCAATATAATGTTTTGGTATGTGTGGTTGTACATCCTACCAAGGGTTCAAATGGGTTAGATAGTTCGGAATTGAGCCTGTACAGCCTTGCTGACTCATCCCATTGGGCGAACAAAGCGGACATTGGGGTGATCATTGGGCGGGTGGGCGATCCGAAGATTGATGTCATTACGGGGGTTTACATTAAGAAAATACGCTATCAACCGGACGCCGGAACATTAGGTGATGCATTCTTGACCTTTGATAAAAGTAGCAGGTTGTTTTCCTAAGTGTCAGGGTGTATTATGCAGATGTGTGTTCCTCTGTGCCTCTCCACACAGGGTTGAGCCTTCGGGCGGTTGGCATTCCCGTTTGTCAACCGCCCATTTTTTTATCTAAGTTATTGCAAAATAAGAAAAAACCTGCTATAAAATAGCAGGCTGTTTCTCATTGTAAAGTATGTCTGGGTGAGTGGTTATTGAGACCGCTTGCCTTGTTTATCCATATGGTAATCCAGATGGGACATCCCGATAGCAAACATTCCTTTGAGATATTCCGCCCCTTCGGTTTCCTTTGCTACCCTAACCAAGCCCGTTACGATGTACGCGATGACCTCCGGTCCCTCCCGTTCAATTAGGTCATAAATGCTGTCCATAACCGCATCTGCACGGTGTTCTTCCTTCGTCATCATAAGTTTCCGCTCCGGTTCATAGGGTTATAACCCGTTGTTATAGGTTTAGGTTCGGTTTCTGGCATCAATTCAAAATTAAAGGCGTCAATGTCCTCATGGCGGACACAATCGGTTAGGTATTCAAGTAGGGCATCGTAAGCCTGTATTTCATTTTCGCAATTATAAAAGATATCTTCGAAGGTGACTTTAAATTGCATGGTTCTCTCCTATTCGGTTAAATCGCGTTGATCGGCATCTAATATTTTGCCGCCACGGGTTAGAACGTAATACAGGTTAGCATTCTCTTTCCCGACAGCTTTAAGGGCGGCATGGATTATATCCATTGCATCCCATACGGCGGTTTGATCCATCGTGTCGTCGTTTGCGTAGTCCAGAAAAACGCCTGTTACGGCGTTTTCCTTTGTTGCTTCCTCATAAGACGAATAGATATCGCCATCATAAAATTTAAGTGTCGCACCCTGTGCCATAGTTTTTCCTTTCACTGCCTAACAACGAAGCCCGATGCGTCTTTTTTTGCGCGGCTTCCTTTTGGTGTTAATCCGATGATGACGCCCTTAGGATCAAGGTGCCGCAAATCGTGTTCGTCTCCGCTGATCACCTTCCGGTTAAGATACGAATCAGGAAGGGAACCGCTAAAAACAACAGCAACATTGAATCCGTCAGATAATAATGCGTCACAATCGGCCTCGTTTGTCTCTGATCTCGAAAAAGTTAAGGAATAATTGGAAGGTAACGGCTTTTTGAACCGGTTAGGGTTTTTCGTATAATCGACGAACTGAACGTCAGGGAATGCTTCCATAAGGTTACGGAATGCTTTTCCGTTGCGCTCACAGGCTACACCTTCAAAGGGTATATCCGACGAACCGTTTGGACGGATGACTAGCTTTAAACCTTCCTTATGGGCTTGGGCTTGGGCTTTTTCTATATGAGCCACAAACTCGACCATGAAAGCCTTACGTTCTGTCATAAAGTATTGCGCTTTCCGTTTCCGGCTATCGCGCACCTTTTCGCTCATGGCGGCTTGGCCGGAATGCTCGCCTAAGCAGAGCATAATGCAACCAAGGGAAGCATGAGAACAAAGGTTAAATTTTCCGCCTGATTTGTGGGGTGCCATATAATTGATTGCGTTAAGATAGCCGTAACCAACAGCTTTAATCGCTTTCGGGTTGTCCATTGATAGGAATCGTTTAAATCGCGTTTTCATCGTTAAAGGCCCCTTCTTTGCCATGATAAGGTTCTACGGTTAAAGGGAATATAACCGACTGATTCGACCAGTCGTCATCGCAAGCCTCGTTGTCGGCGATTGCAACGGCTTCCCGTTCGCTTTCGGCTTCGACGATTGCGTACTGAGTAAGGCGTAAAGTTACCATATACTTAGGCATTGCAGTCTCTCCTCTGTTTGCTTCAGTACTTCTCAGTATTGCGATTTACTGGAAAGAGTCAAGCGAAAATATTTTTCTTTTCGGCGAAAATAATTATTGACGGATTAAATAAAAAGTTTAAATTTAATTTTGCGTTCTGGAGAGACGCTTAACCAAATGGAGAAAATAAGATGTTAGACATCGTTTCAATGCCGCAATCGGTTCAAGCTATGGCGGCCCATGAGTCACGTTCGCCTAAATATACACACCTTCCTACGGCTAAGGTTATTGAATACATGAGGGAAGCTGACTTTGTCCCTGTTCATGCCGTCGAAACAAGAGCCCGTAAAGCTGATAAACGCGGCTTTCAAAAGCATATGCTCCGTTTCCGTCATCAAGGCCTAACGGCTTTAGTCGGCGACAGCTTGCCTGAGATCGTTGTGATCAATTCACATGACGGATCGACGGGACTTCAATTATGGTCCGGCGTGTTCCGGTTAATCTGTTCAAACGGAATGGTTGTCGCCTCTGAGACTTATGGCAAGGTTAGTTTGCCGCACCGTGGCGATTTGCAAGGGAAGGTTATTGATGCCTCTTACAAGGTTATTGATAACGCGAATAAGGCTTTGATAGGTGTTCAGGAATGGTCAAAGATTGACCTTGACCGCTCCGCGCAACTTGACTTTGCGGCGGCGGCTTTAATGGCCCGCTATGATGATTTGAAAGCCTCGCCTGTCCAGCCTCATGAGATATTGAAGGTTAACCGTGCAGAGGATCAGGGAAACGATTTGTGGACAACCTTCAATGTTGTTCAAGAGAACCTGATTCGTGGCGGCGTAGGAAGCCTGAGACAGCTTGATAATGGCCGGATTGGATTTAGGTCTGTAAGGCCCGTTCGTGGCGTTGGCCGCAATGTGGAATTGAATGCTGATTTGTGGCGGCTAGCAGATAGCTTTGCACAGGTAGCCTGATCAATCCAGTAAATAGCAATGTTGAGAGGTACTGATAGGAATATCAGTACTTTTCATTTTTGGAATGTACGGTTCAAACAGCCAAACAAGCCCGAATAAAAGGCCCGCAATAAATAGCAACTATGCAATGTACTGAGACAAGGCAAAGGATTATATAGAATAAGGAAAGAGAACAACCTGACCACAGGATCAGGTTGTCAACTGAATATTTAATCGCTTGACAGCTGGTGCGACCAGTAGGCTTTAGTACGTTTCAAATCAGGGAAAGAGACGTGAATTTTCTTGCTGATTTTGATAACAGTACCAACGATGCCGCAATATGGATCAGGAAAGATAGGCCGAACCTTTGTGCCTATTCCAATGATACGGTAAGAACCGTTAGGATTTTCGTCTAGCATGATATTTCCTTTTGAGATGTAAGGGGGGCTTTTGCCCCCCTCTGTTAGTCGACAACGACACTGAAAGACATATTGCCGAATGCATCCCTGACCTTGTCCTCCCAATCGATATCCTGTAGGGCGGATTCGATTAAAGACTCGACCTCCGACTCCCAAGAGGAGTTCCAGTCATGGTTCTCCAGTTCTTCGATACGCTCAACCAAACTGAGCATATTCTCCGCTTTGACGGCGGCATCTGCATTGTTGCAACTTGCGGCTTCCAAAGCGATAAGACGGCGGCGGATATCGCTGAGATTTTCAGCGATTGCCATAAATGCGTCAAAGTAATCCATTTCCTTTCCTTTCGTTTGTGGTGGGGGGCTTTCGCCCCCCTATTGATTAATTGCTTCCGGCTTGGACAGCTTCAATTCCGGCGGCTAGGCGTTTCTGAAAATCTTCATCTGAGATGACTTTAATCCGAAACTCCCTTGGCTCTTGCACAAATCCTTCTTTGGAGTTGTGCCAAGTTTCCCGATAGTGTTCCGATTTGCCGAATAGCGTTTCAATGGCGGCAGCCGTCTGAGCATTCATTGGAACGATGACGTTCTCATATGAAAAATTGATATGATACTTCATAAGGTGTTCTCCAGTTAGATAGGCGACCCGTTCGCCTATGAATAAGAATATAAAGATTATTCCTTTATTTAGTAGATCAAAGATTGCATGGCGGCTATGTTCTAATGCATACCTTACGTTACGTCACCTGTCAATTTATTGACAGGTACAGCTGTAACTGTCAACTCTTTGACAGGTAACATTGTAAGCTGACGTTGCGTCAATGTCAATGTGACATAGTGTCGCACCTTGCTTGCATAAATGCAAGCAATACCCTCGACCAGGCGTAGCCTGGACTTGCATTAATGCAAGTCAATGCATTGACATGTAAATTTTTTGACATGTCAAAAAACCGACACCCCTACCCCCCTTTTAGCGAAGCGTCCCGTAGGGAAAAGGGGGGCCCCATCCCCCAAATCCTGACAAAAATCACCACTACTTCTCACATCTGAAAAGTACTACCCCTATTAAATCTCATTTCTGCAATGTACTAAGACCCCCCTACCCCTTTTTGGGTCCCCTCCCCCACCAAAGTTAATGGAGCGTCTGTTTCTATCCATAGCTTTGCGCCACATGGCCTAGGAGCCTCTGGGCGGTACACCATTCTTGATGGTCCATCTATAATGACCTCCATGCAGTATTTTACTTTACCGCCTTCTTCTACCCTTACTACGGGTTCTTGGCGGTTGTGTTTTGCGTTTTGTTGGATGATGTTGCGGTTAATGTGTATGATCTTCATTGCGGCCCTCCTAAAGTGGAGAAACCGCCAGAGTTTTCCCTGACGGCTTCTTGAGACCCGCCGACCGCGACGCGACCACAGTCCATTGTTCTCCATTAGCGGCTATACTTTACGGGTGGTAGACTTGACGCTGTTCTGCTTCGTTCTACCCAAGACGCGGAAACAGCAAAAACACGCCGCCCCGTAAACTTGTACATAGTAACTTCCACGCCTTACATCCGGACATGGCATTTACCAAAGCTTGCCGCCCTGTATAGGGTGACAATAAAAAATTGTCAACTAACCGCAGACCATGCCGCAATAGCCCAGCGTATCGCTGTAGTGGCCTTCTTCTTCCCCATTTTCTTTCCACTCATACTTTGCCCGCCACGCCATGCACTTTGTACCAATGCATGCGCGGCCAGCTTCCAGCCCGTCATAAACAAGAACACGGTTGTTCATGCCCGAACCAACCGACATAGGGCATATTTTCTTGGCGGCTTCTACTTCCGTAATATAATGCGGCGCATTAGACATTGCTTTTTCCCCAATTAGTGGTAATAAAACTTACACAGTTTCAAGGCATTATACGCCAAACAACGGGGAAAATCAAATGCCAACACCTAAACTGTCTGTTGAAATTCTAATTGAAACCCTCAAATTATTAGAAGCACATAACCGCAGACCAAGCATAGCAGCCAAGGCGGGTGGCATATCCCCCAATACATTTAACCATAGAATGAAGATGGCGTTTGAAAAGTTTCCCAACGGATTAGACGATGTAAAAATAGACCGCCCTACTTCCGGATGGACCTACCCCCGCCTCAAAACAATTGAAGCACCAAGTACAAAATGGATCATAGGTTCTGATCTCCACGTCTGGGACGGTGACCCAACCCTCATCTACAAAGCTTTTGTTAAAGTAGCTAAAACCCTTAAAGTCGATGGGATAATTTTAAACGGTGATATCATTGACGGGGCGCGAATCAGCCGCCACCCATCCATCCGGGGTTCCAAAGCCCCCAAGATTGAAAAAGAAATAGACACCGCCAAGAAATGGCTCCGCCTCCTTCCCAATGCCAAATATAAACTGTGGACCCTTGGCAACCACGACGTCCGCATTGACAACTACATCGCCGCCAACGCCTCAGAACTGGACGGCTATATCCTATCCCTGCATGAACATTTTACGGATTGGGATTTCTCTTTTGCATTTGACATCAACGGGACGGAAGTCCGCCACAGGTTCAGGAGCGGAATCCATGCAGGATGGAACAATGCCCTACATGGCGGCATAAATATTATTACGGGCCATACGCACCAGTTACAGGTAACCGCTATGCGGGATAGGCGCGGATCGCGGTGGGGCGTGGAGACTGGGATGATGGCGGACCCTACTGGTCCGCAGTTTCAGTACTCAGAAGGAACCCCGTCCCGGTCGCAGCAAGGGTTTGCGGTTATTTCGTATGATGAAGACGGGACAATGTTCCCACCGGAACTTTGTGAAATGATAAATGGCCGCCCCGTTTTCAGAGGCGACCACGTATTCTGATTAAGAAAAGGATTACGCCTCTTCTTCTTCGTCCTCTTCGGAATCATCGCCCTCATCAGGGTACTCATATTCTACTTCGATTTCGACCAGCTTATCCAAACCATCCTCGTCCTTAACAATTTTAAGGGCGGGGAGTTCAAATGCGGCGGCCATAAGGTCAAAGTCGTCCGCAACTTCTTGGAAGCTGTTGCCGTATGGGGTGCAACCCTCATCCGACCAGAACTCAATCTCACCGTCGTCGTCGTAAAATACTTCACGGATGGTGTACGAATCTTCACTGAAAATTTCACCTTCAGTGGCGGATTCCATAATAACGCGGTAGTTCCAAGACATGTTATCGTTCCCTATGTTGAAAGAATCTGATGATATTGTAAACACTGGGATTTCTCCCAAAGTCCATTCAAGTGTAACGTTAGTCGCAGTCAAACCCATGAAAACCTCCTGTAAGGGGGACGATGCTACACTATACCAGATTCTCATCACTTTGATGACGATATTTTCTTCTTAGGGGAAAATTCTTCGCAAGTGCTGGTTTCAAAAGTCACCGCCGCCCTACGGATATCCCGCACAATATCCCCGGAAGATGGGTTAAAGTGGTCGTATAGGCGGTCATTTATAGGGTTCATGCAGTTAAAACCCATGTCTTGGGCATATACCCACTTACAATTAACGCAAATCTTTTCCATTATTTTCCTCCCGGTAAAACTTTTTCCAAAAATTCTTCATAATTTTTTAAAAGATTATTATGCGCCCGCTGAAGGCTTTCATGTTCCCGCTGTAACCTTTCATATTCTTTGGCGGCTCCCATCCAGCTTTCGCGGTAAAAATCCCGGCTTTCTTTGTATTCTTCAGGGTCAAGCCTGTCCAATTGAGATTTTAAATATTCATTTTCAGCGTATAGCTGCAACCCCAACGCCCCCGCTTGATCGCTTTCCCGTAGCCCCGCAATACGTACAGCACGTAAATTGATAACTTCTCTTTTAAGTTCAATAACGGCCCGTGCTAATGATAGGCGGCCAGTTATCCAATACAAAACCCGCCAGAACCAATTGGTTTCACCTTCAACACGTATTGCAACGGACCACGGATCATATTCCCTTGCTTCACGTAATTCTTTTAAATCAACAAGTCTTGGATATTCTTCACGCATGGAAGTAACTTTCTGAAAGCGTTTCAGGGACTTGCATTGTATTCAACTTTTAGTATATATACAAGACAAAGTTGGGGATTTTTTATGCCAAAAACAACCTATGACAACCGTAAAGGAGCCGACGAGCCTAAACGGAAACATAAGATTGATGACACGGAATTGGTCCGTAAGGCTATTATGGGCCTAGCTAAACAAGGTAAAACAATACCTGAGATAGCGGATATCATGGGTGTCAGCGCCTCCCACCTTAAAAGCAAATACGCACATGAGTTGAAATGCGGCAAGGAAATTGCGGATGCTTTGGTGGCGGAAAATATCTACCAGCAAGCGATGAAAGATTCCCCCGCAGCTATGCCAGCCGCCATGTTTATTGCCAAATCCCGTATGGGCTGGCGGGAAAAAGAAGACCCCAAAGACAACCGTCCTAATATTGTGTTTGATTTTGGCAGCCTAACTTATGAGGAGCGGGCGGCTCTGCGGGAAAACCTTTTGCAAAAAGTACAACCGCAACCCCTGACCATTGAAGGTGAAGTATTAGAAGATGACTGATGCTTTCCGGGCGGCCCACCTTGAACACGCCATTAAACAATACCCAGAGGACGCCCTTCGGGAATTGGACAGGCTGGACATGGAAGAGGACATGGTCCAGTTTGTTGAAAACGCTTGGAAGTATATTGACCCTAACCCTTACAAATACGGTTGGCATCTTGAAGCTATAGCTGAACACCTTCAGGCGGTTGCCCGTGGAGAAATCCGCCGACTGGTCATTAACGTTCCGCCCCGTACATCCAAATCATCTATGGTGTCCGTTTGTTTCCCCGCTTGGACATGGGCGCAATCCCAAACTGGACCATTGTCTGGTCCACATGTGCAATTTCTTTTTGCCTCATACGCCCAATCTCTGTCCATCCGCGACAGCATTAAAACCCGCCGATTGATAGAATCTCCTTTCTACCAGTCCTATTGGGGCCGCCATATGAAGATTACATCGGACCAAAACACCAAAGTCCGATTTGATAATGACAAAGGCGGCTACCGCCTTGCCACATCGGTCGACGGCGCTTTGACGGGTGAAGGTGGATCTATTATTGTGGTCGATGACCCGCACAACGCCAATGAGGTAGAATCCGATCTGGTCCGCCAAGGTACGTTAGACTGGTGGGACCAATCCATGTCCACCCGTCTCAACGACCCCAAAACGGGTGCATACATTGTAATTATGCAGCGGTTACATGAATCCGACCTTACGGGCCATGTTTTGTCCAAAGACCGGGGCGAATGGACGCATTTGTGCCTTCCAATGCGGTTTGAACCGGACCGCCAATGCATTACGCAATGGTTTGTAGACGACCGCGTAGAGGGTGAACTGCTGGTTTCTGAACGGTTTGGCGAGGCAGAAGTTGCATCCCTTGAAGCTGCACTTGGCCCGTTTGCCGCCGCTGGTCAGTTGCAACAACGCCCCCGTCCCAAAGGCGGCGGTATTATTAAACGCGACTGGTGGGTGTTGTGGGATGAAACTGTTTCCGGGCGGGAAGGCATGCCTAAGAATGTATTCCCACCATTTGAATACGTTATTGCTTCCCTTGATACGGCCTACACCACCAAACAAGAAAACGACTATAGCGCCATGACTGTCTGGGGCGTCTGGACCGACCGCCAAGATAACCGCCGCATCATGCTCATCCATGCTTGGCAAGAACGGTTGGAGTTTCCTAAACTGGTGTTAAAAGTTATTAAAGAATGCAATAATTTTAAAGTAGACAAGCTTTTAATTGAGTCTAAGGCGGCTGGAATATCGGTTGCACAGGAACTTAGAACCCACTTTTCCCGTGAAGATTGGGGCATTCAACTTGTTGATCCGGGCCGTGGAGACAAGGTGGCCCGTGCTTATGCTATCCAACATTTGTTTTCAGAAGGCATGATCTACGCCCCCGACATGGAATGGGCGGAAATGGTTATTAGCCAGACCGAAGCGTTCCCAAAAGCCGCCCATGATGACTTGGTCGATAGCATGACCCAAGCACTAACTCATTTAAGACTCATAGGTTTTGCACAAAAACCCGTGGAGATAGTAGCGGAACGCACAGAAGGTATGCTATACAAGCCAAGTCGTAATCAACAATTGTACCCGGTGTAACCCATGCCATTAGCACCTATGAACATTCGTCAGGTTCCCGTTTTGGGAAATTCATATGACGAATTTGACGCATTAGACATGGATATGACCGCTGATGGAGATGCGGAAGTAGAGGTTAATCCTAAATCTCCGTATGTAAAAGTTGAGTTGCCGGACGGTTCTGTAACTATTTCTTTTGGTGGTCAGCAAAAAACTGACGAAGAAGATGGCGATTTCCATGAAAATTTGGCGATGCATTTGGACAATAGTTCTTTGGGCCAAATTGCCAGTGAACTTGTACGGCTAATTGAACAAGACAACGAATCCCGTCAAGAATTGCTTCAACAATATGTTATGGGCTTGGATTTGCTGGGAACCAAAATTGAATCGCCGCGGTCCAATGCGACAGACGGGTCGACGGCTGTTGAAGGACAAGCAACAGTTCGTCACCCACTTCTTTTGGAATCTATTGTACGGTTCCAAGCTAACGCCCGTGGTGAGTTACTCCCATCTGGCGGGCCTGTAAAAATCCGCAATGACGGTTTAGACAGCGCCAACATCAATGCTCAGGCAGAAGCATTGGAAAAAGACTTTAACCATTATCTTACGGTCACGGCATCAGAATATTACCCAGACACTGAACGCATGTTCTTTGCTTTGGGCTTTGGTGGGACAACTTTTAAAAAAGTTTATTATTGCCCAATTCGCCGCCGCCCTGTGTCAGAATTTGCCAGCATTCCAGAAGTTATTATTTCTAATGCTGAAACAACCGTATCCACGGCGCAACGCATTACCCACGTTATTAAGATGTCGCCAAGCACCTTAAAGCGGTTGCAGTTGGTGGGAATGTACCGGAACGTGCCTCTTTCGTCGGCTCAACCCCCTAAAAACAATGTGGTTGAGGACAAATTAGAACAATTAATGGGCGTTATCCCCCGCAATATGTCTAATACGGACAATCAGCCCCGTGAAATTTATGAGTGCTATTGCGAATTGGACCTTCCGGGTTATGAGCATGAGGATGATGAGGGACCAACGGGCCTCCAACTTCCTTACCGCGTAACCATTGACAAAACATCCTCTGAAATTTTGGAAATCCGTCGTTGGTGGAAAGAAGATGATGAGCAGTGTCTGCGTCGGCAAGTGTTTGTTGATTATATCTTCGTACCCGGCTTTGGTTTCTACGGTCTTGGCCTTTTACACCTTGTGGGTAACACGACGATGGCGC